ATCCCCACCACCTGGCTATTTCAAGCCAGGGTTACCTCCATACCGGAGGGTAACAGAATGTTAAAGTATACAGAGTACTTGGTTGGAAACCAGAGGTACTCAATACACGTTCTGTTTAAAAGTTGTGATACGACACTTCTTAAAAAGACGTATTCCAGTGTTGACATCAACAGCAGCGCCCCTACATCTATTGGGGTCAGTTGCGCTGGTGTCATCACTAGGCACGAATTTGTCGCTATCTCGATCATTGGTATCTAAACCAAGGCTCTTAAGATAGATAGAATAAGAAGGTAACAACCAATCACCCTTGTATAAAGGGAACAATTGAGCTGGTACTAATCTATAAGTGTCAAAGCCCACTGCTTCATGACCGGAACGGCGAGCCGCTCTTGTCATTAAAGGTACCCAAGTGCCAATTAAATGGCCATCCCCATAACCATTCGGGCCGAATAAAATCGGTAAACCGTCTGATTCTGGAGTCCCCTCCTCAAATTCATAGAGGTTAGGACAAGATGACAATTGTACAATACGTAGATATACAAAATCGGCAAAACCCTTCCGATTATTACGTATTGCAAAATTGTACATTGAGTACAGTGTGCGAAGAGAAACCAATTCTTTTTGGAAGAATGGTCTCACGCTATCACCGTAGAAGTAATCATGTCCACAGCTTTCACGGAAATACCCTCTCATATGCGTTTTCTTTTCATTGATAGAAAAGCCAAGCCATTCGAGTGACCTCTTAAAAGTTGTGTATGCTCTAGCAGGGATAATTACATCATCCCCGTATACACCATGATTATTGACAGACGGTTTCACCTTGGAATATTTCATGCTTGCATGAAGGACAGCCCAGAAAATCAAGCTCTCTAATTCAAAAGTGTAACCATTCCCCATTGAGGAAAACTTCTGTTGGTGTATTACACCAACGCCTTCCATCAAGACATCAGGAGAACGCAACTCATCTAGCCGTGCTGCCCATTCAAAAGGTAGCAATAACCACACAGCCTCAATACTAACAGTATCAGAAGCGCGTGAGGAATCAACTGTCACAACGCGTTGGTTGTTACACCACACGTTTTCGTCATCAAAACTAGCATAATAAGCTTTTCGCTGGTTATGAGATTGATCACGTAAGTTACATCCATCAAGAAGAAGAGCATCTTTTAGGTCCACACCATAACATCTTTGGTATGCTCCGGTTAAAGAGGGTTCAGTAACTGACCCACGATGTTCTTCGACATTCTTTGGCACCTCGTCGTATACAGCTACGTCAATACTAACTGACGTATAGAAACTATCTTGAGATAATCCGACGGCATTTGCAATTGCTAAAAGAGGCAACTGCTCTACCATTGAACCCAAAATAGGTATACTATTAGGTGAACAACCTATCGATGCGCCCAACTTCTTGCGAAGATTAAATGGGCCATCGCCACGCAAACTAGTGTTGCTCCCCGGTCCAAAGGATGGATTGCATTCCGATATAGGTCGCGGTCCTTCTGGGAACGCACGATATAATATATCAGAGATTTTCTGCTGAGCGTAATAAACTACTGCTGCAACATCAGGATCCAAATCCTGACTCTGTTCTATTCTCT